CCCCGCCACTACTTCAGCGTTGTCGCTGATGCCATGGCGGGCACGTCCAACAAATGGCGCCTTGACGAAGAGCGGCTCGCCGCAGTTACACAGCCGCTCGCTTAAGCCCACCGAACCCATCGGCCTTGACGGGGGCGGGCTTTTCGTCCCCGTCAATCACGAACCGGGCGAAGTCGGCTGCCGTCTCCACTGCCTCCCCCGGCTTATGGTTCGCCAGGGCCAGCTTCAGGCATTCCAGGCGCAGTTCTTCGGGGCTCATGCCGCGTCTCCTTGGATGTTAGTTTTCAACGAAAAATGGGGGTTAAAATGGACGAACAGGAATTCCGCGCGATGCAGGCTGAACTGGCTGACCTCAGGAAGCGCGTCGAAGCCCTTGAGAAGGTCACGAAAACCGCGCCGAACCCACTGGTGCCGAAGGGCCTCACCCCAGCGCCCGGCCTCAACTCGGTTTTCGGAGGGCGCAAATGACGATCAGGTCGGCGACGCGCCAACGGTCGTCCGGGTCGCCGCGCCACGGGTAAAGCCCGACGACGGCAGCAATCCGCAGCTTGGCGAGATCGACGGGGTCCAGAGCCGAAAGGATTTCAACCTCGTCGCTCGTCAGGTCGCGGTACTGCCGAGCCGACTCTTCCTCGACAGCCTCCGCGACCGCCGCCAAATTCGCGTCCACATCGGCGGTCGTCATGCTCGGGGCTTCCTGGCTCATGCCGCGTCTCCTTGGGTGTGGGGTTCGAAGAAGTCGTTGGGCATGACCGCCCCATCGGTCACATCAACAATGCGGCGCATCACGTCCGGTTCAGGGACGCGACCGCCATCCCGATACCGGATCACCGTTGCGTGGTTGACCTGGAGACGGCGGGCCATCTCGGAGGGGCCAAAGCCATGACGGTTCATGTAGTCAGCGAGTTTCATGAGGGGGATTGTGCTATCTCGGAACATATTGGTCAAGCACAATGTTCCATATCGGCGCGTGCTTGTTCCGTGCCAAGTCGGCACAATCCGCCCATGAAACACGCACGACTCCAGGCGCTCCGCAAGAGGGCGCGACTCAATCAGACCGAGGTGGCGCAAGCCCTTGGGTTATCGACGCACTCTGCCGTCTCGAAGATCGAGAGCGGCCAGAATGGGATAAGCATCGACAAGGCGCGGATTATGGCGCGGCTCTACGGCGTCACCCTTGAAGAACTGCTACTGGAGGGGGTGCGGCTTGAGGAGGATGACGCGCAGGCTGGCGGAAAAATTGCCCACGCCTCCGAGGAGGCCGACACACTGATGCCCGCTGAGTCTGAATACGTTTCCGTCCCTCGCTTCGACGCAGCCCTATCGGCCGGCCCCGGCAGCATCGTGGACCCCAACGCCAAAGCACTAGGGAGCCATCCCTTTGAATTGCAGTGGCTGCGCGCCATCACCTACGCCACCGCCGACCAGTTGGCCGTGGTTCGCGTGGCAGGCGACTCCATGGAACCGACCCTGCACGACGGCGACTGGGTGCTTATCGACCGCACCCAGACCAGCGTCAACCGCGAGGGTATCTATGCACTGGCCGTGGACGATGCCGCCTGGGTCAAGCGCATCAGCCTCAACCTGCGCGACCGGACGGTGCAGGTCATCTCCGACAACGCCGCCTATCCGGTGCAGGAGTTGAGGGGCGACGGCCTGTGCGTTATCGGCCGCGTGGTCTGGATTGTGGGGCGGCGGGTGTGACGCGGAGGGCGCAATGAGAGATAAAGAGGGCACAAACCTGGAATATCGCGCCTCCATGGTCCGGCTGACCGAGGAAAACGTTCACCGCTTTCTCCGTCAGGTTTGTCATCGCGACGCCTGCCCGTCCTGCCGGGTAGGTGATCTGCCCATGGTCATGCGGCTGGACATCATGGAGGTCAGCAGCAGCGGTTTCGACCAGCAGTTCGATAGACTGCGCATCAGGCTGGGCCACATGCGCCTGTCCAGGCTGGCGGACCAGCCGGCCAGCATGACCCTGACGCCCCTCACGCTCGTTTGCCCCAATTGCGGCCGCATCGAAACCTACGCCGAGGAACGCATCCGCTACTGGCTCGCGGAGGAACAGGATGGCTGACCTTCCCGTTTGGTGCATGGGCGTCTACACGCCTGATGACGTTGACGGCCCACCTGAACCGCCCCAATATGGAGGGGATGGAGGAGGCGGCGACATGCCTGAGCTAACGCAGCGGGTCGGCAATCTGGAACGCGACATGCACAGCGTCATGGAAATGCTGGGCGGAATGCGCCTGTCCCTGGAGCGCATCGAGGCGACATTGCCGCACCTCACCACGAAAGCCGAAGTCAATGATGTGAAGGCATCTATTGAAAAGCGGCCCGCCCGCACGGAGATGTGGGCGCTAATCGGCATTCTAGTCGCGGGCATATTGGCCGCCATCACTATCGGCATCAGCTTGAAATAACCCCCACTCAGCCGTCACCAAGCCACACCCCGCCCGCGCCCGCTGGCGGGGTTTTTTGTGCGCCGATTATACCGCCAACAGCTTTCGTAAGAAAATCTTTCGGGGCGCAAGGGGGTTGTGTGCGCTACCATCTTGGCGGGAAACATCCGACCGCACGAGCGGTGGATTTGTGGGTGGTTGGTGGGGTGGGAGCGATGAGAGTGCAGGCGCACGTCAAGACGCCAAAGCGAGTGGTTGATCCGGGGCGGTGGCACCAAGGGAAGATCAGTTCATCTGCTTTCCCCTTATCAAGGAGCCCTATAAAACTTGGTGGCGCATGGCGGTGGCGGGTTCTCCAGCTTGAAAGCGCCACTTGCCGGTACAGGCTGCTGGTGGCCTATAGGGCGGATAAGCCAAACCTCTACGCTTGGCTCGCGCAGGATCACCCCAAGGGGCTGGCGGTCCTGTGCTGCCTTGAGGATCACCAGAAGCCCCATGAAAAGGGCCTTCACTGCCACGCGCTGTGCGGCGAAGATCCGGAAATTCCCTTTGGCGCCCAGCGTTATCCGGGTATGATTCGCGTGCCCAGGTTTGGCGCGACCCACAACAGGCAAGCCGAGTTCACCGACACCTCAGTGTTGCCGCTCGCACTTAACTTCTTCGAGGTGAATCCCTCCGGGGGCGACCTGCTATGAACATTGAAACCGCCATAGAGAAAGCGTTCTGTACCAGCGTGAAGACGCAAAAGGTCCCCGCAGGGATTGCGGTCGGGACGGGCTTCATGACATCCGGCGGCGATGGCATTAGCTTCTACGTCGTGAAGTCTGGGGGCGGGTTCAGGATTGAGGACGACGGCACCACGATCCCCTTCTTGGAGGGCGCAGGCATCAACCTGTCGAAGGGATCTAGGGCCAAGGCGTTCTTGCGCCTCATGTCCGAGTACGGCGTGGAATACAGCGAAGACGACGGAGAGTTGAGGACGGGCATCCTGTCGGAGGCTGAGGTCCCGGCGGCAGCCATGAAATTCACAGCCCTTATGCTGCGTGTGCAGGACTTCTCCTTGCTGCATCCAGAGAATGTCCAAAGCACATTCAAAGAAGACGCGATCAGGGAAATCGAGCGCGCCTTCGATGGCCATGCGGAGATACTTCTCGATTCCCCCATTGTAGACGAGCTTTCACTCTATCCGGCCGACATCGTGTTGCGCACGCCCAAGGGTCCCCCGCTGGGTGTGTTCTTGGCGTCGTCTGATAAGCGGGCGCTGGAGGCGGTGGTGGCCAGGATGCTGGCCCGCCATGAGATCCGCACCGACTGTCGCGTCATGGCTCTGGTGGAGAGTCCGGCGTCTTTGACTGGCATGGGCCTGGAGCGGGCGATGAACGGGCTGGACGGCCTGGCAATGTTCCGGGGCGCCCGGCAAGCCTCAATGAACCGCATAGCCGATCTACTGCCTGTTCGGCTGAACTGAGGTCGCCCAGGTCAACTAAACCCCGCCCGCTCCCGCCGGCGGGGTCTTTCTTGCGCTAAGGATTGCGCCGTTTCTCCCCTGCTTCCTCACCGCGCATTTTGGCAATCTTCCCGCGCCCAAACCCCTTGATCGTCAGCAACACAGCGTCCGGCGTGCCGAGCACGTCTTCGGCTGCCCGAAGCCCTGCCGCTACCAACGCGCGGGCGAGGCCAACGCCGACGCCATCGAGGTCACGCGCCAAGGCCCGCGCAATATCGTCGTCAGTGGGCTCCACCTCTGGCGTGGGGCAAAGGTTTGACGGTGGCGAGAACTCCGCTGGCACGGCCCAATCATCCACGCCGTGGAAATGACAGTACAGATGCGCTGCCAGCCAGGCATCCTCTAGTGCGCCATGGCACTTCCCCCGCTTGGGGAGCCCCAGGCGACTCACGCAGGCGTCCAGTCCGGCCTTTTGCCCCGGCCATCTGACCTTCGCCATTTCCATTGTGCAGCACGCCTGCGCCACACTGGGCAGTCCGGCGACCTGAAATTCCTGATTCAGAAAGCGGCGGTCAAACGCCGCGTTGTGCGCCACCACCTCATCGAAGCCGCTCAAGTAATCACGCAAGCTCACGGCCCACTTCGAAAACGGCTCCTGAAGGGCCAGCGCGTCATCGGGCCACCCGTGGATTGCCCGCGCCATGAAGTGGCTTTTGCGGCCTGGGTTGAAAATTAGGTGCAGGAAGGCGCCGGTTGGCTGGAAGTCGATCAACTCGACAGCAGCAAACGTGACGATGCGGTCATCCCGGCTTAGGCCTGTCGTTTCGAGGTCAACCGCGACCGCCCGCCCCGCCTTCTGGGTGCCCCTCCCATCCGCCGCCACTGGCGTTGCGGCGCGGGGCGCAATCAGCCTCCGCAGCGTTTCAAACATCACACCCCCCCTGCGTCTTCGCGGGCATATCCCGCACCAGAACCACCGCAGGATGGTAACTGGGATGCGTGGAACAATCACGTTCCACTACAGCACATTTTCCTTGACGACAATGTTCCATCACAGCACACTACCCCCATCAGCCGCCCCAAAGCGGCACTCGATGGGATTAGCGCCGTGACCATGACGACCATCACTACCCCGGTTGTTTTCGAGCGCGACGGACAGGTGTTCGCCAACAGCCGCGATGTGGCCGAGTTTTTTAGCAAGCGTCACGACAATGTACTGGCCGATGTTGGGAGTATCCTAAAATCTCAGGACACCCCCGCCGACTGGTTCATTGAACGCCCGGTCGTCAATGAGCAGAACGGCCAGACCTACCGCACCTTCGACATGACCCGCGACGGCTTCACGCTGCTGGTCATGGGCTACACCGGCCCGAAGGCGATGCAGTTCAAGATCGCTTACATCGGCCAGTTCAACGCGATGGAAGCCACGCTGAAGAACGCCGATCCGATGGCGGCGCTGAACGACCCGGCAGCCATGCGCGGCCTGCTGCTGACCTACACCGAAAAGGTCATCGCCCTGGAAGCCAAAGTTGCCGAGGCCCAGCCGACCATCGCCGCATTCGACCGCATCGCCAGCACCGACAACAGTCTGTGCATCACGGACGCGGCCAAGCACCTCCAGGTCAAGCCGAAGCAGCTTACCCAATGGCTCCAGGCGAACGGCTGGATTTACAAGCGGGCCGGTGGAAAGCACTGGATTGGCTACCAGGACAAGATCAACAGCCTGTTGCTCGAACACAAGCAGACCGAGGTTCAGCGCGACGATGGGACCACGAAGGTCACCGAACAGGTCCGCGTGACGAACAAGGGGCTTGCCAGGATCGCCCGAGCGTTCAGCGCCACCGTGACCGCCCAGGCGGCGGAATAGACAACCAGAAACCAGCCGCCCCAACGCGGCACACCAAAGCGCCCCGGTACGCCGGGCGGATAGGGGAGAGGGAAATTGGATCAGGGTAGCAAAGCACCAGAGGTCATCACCTCCTACAAGGGCTTCGATAACGATCTCAAGTGTCGCGGGCATCAGTTTGAGGTCGGTCAGACCTACGAAATTGACGGCGAAATCATCGCCTGCGAGCGCGGGTTCCATGCCTGCGAACATCCGCTGAATGTCTTCTCCTACTACCCTCCGGCCACCAGTCGTTTTGCGGTCGTCACGCAGTCCGGCGCAATCAGCCGACACGGCGACGACACCAAAATCGCGTCGGCCCGCATCACAGTCGAGGCGGAAATCAAGCTGCCGGAACTTATCCAGGCCGCCGTTAAATGGGTGTTCGACCGAGCCAATTGGAAAGACGGCCCGGTGGCAACTGGTGACAATGAATGCGCCACGGCGAGCGGCACTCGGGGCGCGGCCACGGCGAGCGGCACTCAGGGCGCGGCCACGGCGAGCGGCACTCAGGCCGCGGCCACGGCGAGCGGCGATCAGGGCGCGGCCACGGCGAGCGGCTATCAGGGCGCGGCCACGGCGAGCGGCTATCAGGGCGCGGCCACGGCGAGCGGCACTCGGGGCGCGGCCACGGCGAGCGGCACTCAGGGCGCGGCCACGGCGAGCGGCACTCAGGGCGCGGCCACGGCGAGCGGCACTCAGGGCGCGGCCACGGCGAGCGGCTATCAGGGCGCGGCCACGGCGAGCGGCGATCAGGGCGCGGCCACGGCGAGCGGCACTCGGGGCGCGGCCACGGCGAGCGGCTATCAGGGCGCGGCCACGGCGAGCGGCACTCGGGGCGCGGCCACGGCGAGCGGCACTCAGGGCGCGGCCACGGCGAGCGGCACTCAGGGCGCGGCCACGGCGAGCGGCACTCAGGGCGCGGCCACGGCGAGCGGCTATCAGGGCGCGGCCACGGCGAGCGGCGATCAGGGCGCGGCCACGGCGAGCGGCACTCGGGGCGCGGCCACGGCGAGCGGCTATCAGGGCGCGGCCACGGCGAGCGGCTATCAGGGCGCGGCCACGGCGAGCGGCGATCAGGGCGCGGCCACGGCGAGCGGCACTCGGGGCGCGGCCACGGCGAGCGGCGATCAGGGCGCGGCCACGGCGAGCGGCACTCGGGGCGCGGCCACGGCGAGCGGCACTCAGGGCGCGGCCACGGCGAGCGGCACTCAGGGCGCGGCCACGGCGAGCGGCACTCAGGGCGCGGCCACGGCGAGCGGCTATCAGGGCGCGGCCACGGCGAGCGGCGATCAGGGCGCGGCCACGGCGAGCGGCACTCGGGGCGCGGCCACGGCGAGCGGCTATCAGGGCGCGGCCACGGCGAGCGGCACTCGGGGCGCGGCCACGGCGAGCGGCACTCAGGGCGCGGCCACGGCGAGCGGCGATCAGGGCGCGGCCACGGCGAGCGGCACTCAGGGCGCGGCCACGGCGAGCGGCGAGTACTCCGTAGCTATGGCGTCAGGGTGGCTAGGCAAGGCGCGAGCGTCCGCTGGGTGCGCGATCTTCTTAGCGCACCGCAACGACGACGGCAAAATCCTGCACGTCTTCGCAGGTATCGCCGGGCGCGACGGCGTGAAGCCTGATGTGTGGTATCGCCTAAGCGATGATGGCGTCCTCACTGAAATTGCCGACCAACAGGGGGGCGCCGCGTGATGCCCGCCCCTCCCCCAGCCGACTTAATCGCCCGTCTCCGCGAGCACGCCCGCGACATGGGTGACAGCGAGGTTGCCCGCAAGTTCATCGAACAGTGGGGTGCGCGATGAGCGTCACCGTTGACGACCTGGGCAGGCTGACGGTGCTGACCATGGCCGTTACGCGTGACCTGATGGCCGCAGACGCGGAGGTCGCCCGGGCTCTGCGATCTTGCGCCAGGATTGGCGACCCGCTGGAACAGTTGCTCACCGCCCTGAGGGTTCCGATGAGCAACCCCGAAGGGCTCCCGATGCACCACACACGGAGGACCGCCTGATGCCCGTCCAGATCACCAACCACGACACCGGCACCGCGACCGTCATTGCCCCGGCTCACTTGTGGAACGCCGTCCTGTCCAGCGACCACGCCGACATGGAGGCCCACCGCGACGGCACGCTGAGCGTGACGCTGCCGATTGGTCGGGCCGACGACGTTTACCGGACGCTCGACCGGGCGGTTTGAGCGACATCCAAATCAGAAAGGACGCCACCAATGGACCTCAAGCAGATTGCCGACGCTATCCGCGACAGCCACCCGACTGCAACGTCAGTAACTGTTTTTGTCAACTACCACGAAGTGACAGTCGAGGTCGGATACCGCAAGCCGGAAAAAGGCGTGACCTCCATCCGCAGGCTTAATGGGGATTGGGTCAAGGATGGTGACGCCTGACAGCCCAGCCCCACCCAGGCCACATAGGCCCCACTGCCCGGACCTGCGCGACAGGTGGCCGGGCTTTCTGGGTAGGTGCGGCGGCGTGGAAAGCAGACACGCGGCGATTACGGCCAAGCCATAGCGGGGCAATCGGACCGACGCAAGATCTAGGACGTGGCGGATAAGTCGGACGGTGCCATCACGAAGCCCCCACGAAACAGCCGGAGTAGCGCCCGGCCCGCACCCAGCCCCTTACCCCGCGTGAAAACGGGGTGGGGCTACAGGGGTGCAAACAGCCAGAGGGGCAATCGAATGAGTGACGTTGCAGAGCGCGTGAAGAAGGCAGTGGTGAGCGTCCTTGGCGTCGATGAGTCCAAGGTCACGGATGGCGCGTCCATCACCGACGATCTCGGCGCCGACAGCCTGGATACCGTCGAGATGGTGATGGAGTTCGAGGCCGAGTTCGGCGTGGAGATCCCCGACAACGACGCCGAGAAGATCGTCACGGTGAAAGATGCCACCGACTACATCGCGGCCAAGGTTGCAGCCAAGGCCGCCTGACCACCAACCCGGCGCCGCAGCGGACCATCTGCGGCACACCACCCCGGCCGCTTCGGCAGCCGGTCGAGAGCCAGTCACCCCCCTGCTGGTAGGCGATTCCCCGGCGCCACGCTCGACCGGCTCCCCAAGCGGCTCAACACGGAGACACGCAATGCACATCGCACCGACTGATTATGCCGCCACGCTGCGGGCCTACATCACCAACACGTTGCACGGCCTCAAGCTGGACACCGCCGACATCGCCGCCGAGGTGCGCCTGCACATGCCGCGCGTGACCGACAACGAAGTGGGTGGCGAACTGTACCGCATGGCTGCCAAGGGGCTGGTTGCGTACCGGGCTGCATCGGCGGAACGGCTGGTTTGGAAGCTGGCGTTGCCGAGAGTCGCCGCACGATGACCGCGACGCTACCGCACGAGGGCTCCTACGAAGTCCCGCATGGCCCTGACGGCTTCGTCCTGTCTGGGTGCTGGGTGGACTACCGCGCCGCCGTTGATGGCGATGCGTCGGGGCTTCTGGTGGCGGTCGTGACGGTGCGGGTGACGGATGGCGCGGTGGCGCGGTGGGTTGACCCTCCGGGTTGGATGCGGGCCGGGCTGCTGGCCTACGCCCAAACTCAGGCCGAGACAGACCCGCAGCTTGCCGACGACATGCGCGAGGCCATTGAAGGGCAGGCGCAGGATCAGTATGCGGCCAGCCGCGCGGCAGCAGAGTGAGGCGCCCATGTATCCGTGCCTGCAACACCGATGGCACCCGGACGCGCTGGAGACAGCCAGGCTGCTTGTCACCGAGGGGTTGAGCAACAAGGAAATCGCCAACCGGTTCGGGACTGACCCGCAGGCAGTCAAGGAGCACCTACGCAATCTATTTCGCCATGCACGAGCCAGGAACCGAGCGCATTTCGTCGCGCTGTGCCTGGGGACTGCAACCAAAGACGGAGGGGAATGAACATGAACAAGACCAACGACGGTGGGGCGGCTTTTCCGGCTCAACCCATCTACGGCTATCCGGGCGGCGCAACGATTACCACGGCGCAGAACGGCATGTCGCTTCGGGATTGGTTCGCCGGGCAGGCGCTGGCGGGACTCCGCGCCGCAGACGCTTCAGACGTATGGAGCATCCAGGATGCAGCGAGGGTGGCCTACGCGCAGGCCGACGCCATGCTGATCGAGCGCGCGAAGGAGGCCTGGCAATGAGCAACGAACCGAGCAAGGCCGCGCTGGATGCTGCGACCGCCGCTGTGGTCAATGCGGGCTACAACCCGGCTACTGCGGGGGAGATTGCCCGCATCGCAGTGTCCGCCTACGCCGCGAGCCAGCAGCCCGCCGCGCAGGTGCCGGAGGATGTGGCGTGGTTGGTGGAGTTTTGGGCGGAGAAGGCCAAGCCCTTGGGCGCAACGGAGGATGCCCGCCGCATCTGGCCGCAAGACGCTGCAAACGTTGTTGATACCATCACCGCCCTAGCCACCGAGAACGCGCGGCTGCGGGATGCCATCAACCGCGTGATCGCCGTGGCCGATTGCGACCTCGATGAGCATGGCGTGTGGACGGGCCAGCCGCATGAAGCTGTTGCGCAGATCGTCAAGGAGCGCGACGAGGCGCGGACGGCTTTGCGGGATTGCCGCTACAGGGCTTTAACGGACGCGATGAATGCGGTTGCGCACCTCGTGGACCCCGCCAGTGACCCGAAGTGGCCCATCAGCCCTGCCGCCGTAGCGATCAAGGAACTGATCGACGCCCCCGACGCCCCCGACGTCATCGTCGCGCAGGAGGCCGACCATGGATAAGCCGCGCGAAGGCGAGGCCTGCAACGGGTGCGGCGTCTGCTGCCAGGAGGAGGTGTGCAGCATCGGCATCAAGATTGCCGGGGACGTGCCGGCGCCATGCCCGCTCCTCAAGCACCACGACGGGCGCCATTGGTGCGGCGCTGTCGAGGCAGAGGCAGAGGGCGATCTGCCGCCCATCATCCGCACTACGCTCGGCATTGGCCTGGGCTGCGACAGTAGCGACGACACGGAGGCCGACAGTGCGTGACCCGCAACACGCCGCCCGCATGAGCGAGGCGACTTTCCGCAGCGAGGACGGCAGCCACATTGAGACGCTGACCGTCGAGGCATTCCCCACCCTGGCCGTCGCCTTGGTTATCGGGATCTGCCTGATCGCAGGTCTGGCCGCCGGGGCTGTGGCTGCTTTTTATAACGGTGGAATTTGACCATGACCACGACCGCGACTGAGATCATGCAGGCAGAACAGGCAGGCGCCTTGACCGTCAGCGACAAGCCGACCACGCCGATGCAGATGATCGCCCACGCCGTCGCCAACGGGGCGCCCGTCGAGACGATGGAAAAGCTTCTCGCGCTTCAGGAGCGGTGGGAGGCCGGGGAGGCGCGGAAAGCTTTCGTCGCGGCCATGTCTGCGTTTAAGGCCAAGCCGCCGGAAATCTTTCGGAATCGGGCCGTGAGCCACGACAGGGGCAAGAGCACAGTATTCACCCATGCGACCCTGGACAACGTCTGTGACGCGCTGAATGTAGCCCTTGCGTCGCACGGCCTTTCCTTCCGGTGGGAGACGGAACAGCTTGAGCAGGGCATCATCCGCGTGACGTGCATCCTGACCCACGCGGCCGGGCACTCCGAGCGCACGGCTTTACAGTCCACGCCGGACACGTCGGGCAGCAAGAACCACGTCCAGGCGGTCGGCAGCACGGTCACGTACCTGCAACGCTACACCCTGCTCGCAGCCACCGGCATCGCCGTGCAGGGGCAGGACGACGACGGAGCGCAGGGGCAGAAGGATCAGCCGATCACGCCAGAACAGGTCGCGTCCCTTCAGGCTGGGCTTGATGAGACGGGCGCCGACATTCAGGGGTTCTGCAAGTACATGCGGGTCGGCGCCCTGGCCGAGATCACCATGTCCGGGTTTGGCCGGGCCGTCGCCGCCATCGACGCCAAGCGCAAGAAGGCAGGTTCGGCATGATTATCCACGACTGCGAACAGCGATCTGAGGCGTGGTATGCCCTGCGCCTCGGGATGCCTACGGCCTCCGAGTTCTCCAAGATCATCACCAGCGCCGGGGCGCCGAGCAAGTCCCGCAGCGGATATGCGATCTCCCTTGCGGCCGAGGTCTACGCGGGCGGGTCGGTCGATACGTGGGGCGGGAACGTCCATCTGGAGCGCGGGAAGACGTTGGAGGAAGATGCGATCCGGCAGTACGAGTTTCTAAACGACGTGGCCGTCTCTCCGGTGGGGTTCATCACGGACGACGCGCAGACGATGGGGTGCAGCCCGGACGGAATGGTCGGGGATGACGGCATGGTTGAGGTCAAGTGCCTCAAGGCCGAGAACCACATTGAGGCCATGCTGTACCACCAGCGGCACGGCCGCGCTCCGACCACCTATGTGCAGCAGACACAGGGCCAAATCTGGATTGCCGAACGCAAGTGGTGCGACCTGATTTTCTACCACCCCATGCTGCCGCAGCTTGTCATACGACAGACCCCTGATGCCGACGTGGTTGCAGGGCTTGAGGTCGGCATACCGCTCCTGCTGGCCGAGCGGGACGAGGTTGTCGATCTGCTGCGATCTGCGTGACGACATACCCGCCTGAGTTCTGGCCGCTCTACGCCGACACGATGCGCCTGGGCCTCGACCTGGCCCGGAGCGCGGAGTCGTTGGCCGAGTGGATAGGCCAGGAAGCGGCGATGTGCCGAATGCTCGCAGTCGAGCGGCCGGATTTGGCCGAGGGGCTGCGGGCGAGGATTAGAGAGAGGCGAGAGGCGTTGCGGGCCGAGGCCGCGTAAACGTCCGTTTTTGAACAGGGAGGCCACTCATGGCCGGAACCATAGACGACATGATTGATGAAATTCGCGCCGCCGGCCTGGGCGACATCGCAACCGAGGTGGAGTTGATGCAGGAGGTTCTTGCCTTCTACGCGAACGATGAAGACCGCTTCCTTCGTGAGGATGGCGAGCCTTTCGGGAGCATCCCGACTGAGGTTGGGATGAAGGCCCGGCAGCATCGCGCCTCCTTCCAGCGCAGAGAATCCGCCGCGTCGGGCGGCTCCTGAGCAGCACCAGTAACCTAGCAACAGGGAGTTGAGACGATGACAGAAACCCAAGAGAGCATCGGCCTGTGGGCCGCCGAGACATTCGGAGAAGCCGGTAGCAACGCCCGCGTCGCCGCCCGCGCGAACGAGGAACTGGCCGAACTGTTGCGCGCCTACACCTCCGACAACATGGACAAGGTGCCCGAGGAAGCGGCCGACGTTGCCATCGTCTTGGCCCGCCTTGGCTACCGCATTGGCGCCAACGTCATGGACATCACGAGCGACACAGCCGTGGGGGAAATCAGTGCCGGAGAGGCAAACTACATGATGGCACTGTGCCTGGATGCCTTGATGGCACACGACGACACCGAGCGCGCGGCCGTTTATGCCGGGGCCACAATCTCCCGCCTGCGCAATCTTTGTGCCGGCCTCGGCGCCGACTTGGATGCTGAGATTGACCGCAAGATGGCGATCAACCGCGCTCGCGTTTGGACCAAGGACGGGACTGGCCACGGATACCACGTCCGCGCCGACAAGCTGCCGCAGGCCTCTCAATAACCCCCTACCACCGGATTTAAGTCACAAGGTTTTTCAACAACTTCCCCTTTCGAGACAGGCCAAGGAGGGCCGATGACATGGTCATGCAGGTGATGACGGCGCGCAGCGGCCGCCGCGTCGGCCTACTGCTGCGCGACGTGTGCAACCAGAGCGCCCACTCAATAACCCCCGACCACCGTCCGTTTTTGAACCCGCGCCCGGCGGCCTCCGGGCATCACAGAGGAGACGCCGCCATGGCGCATGTCTACGAAGGCCAGCCCGATGGCCGCCAGTCCGACCAGAACATCCCCGTCAGCCGCTTCCGCCCGCAGTATCGGGCGCTGACCGATGACGAGAAATCCCTGCACGACGCCATCAAGGCGAAGGCCGTGGAACTGGAAACCCTGTTCGAGCAGGTCAAGCCGGGCCGTTATCGCGCCCTCGGCCTCACGGCCCTGGAGGAGAGCGTCATGTGGACGGTCAAGGAACTGACCTCCTGACGGTGCAGGGCGGGCTTCGGCTCGCCTCACCCACAGCACCGGAGTAGAGAGACGATGAGCGACGACAAGACCAAGGGCCTTTACGGCAAGTTCCGCATCGAGCGTGTGGACGGCAGCAGCGCCCCCGGCGGCAAGCATGAGGGATGCGACTACTTCGTGCTCGACCTGACGCACGACCCGGTCGCCTCTGCTGCGCTGCGGGCCTACGCCGATGCGTGCCGGGCGGAGTACCCGCTGCTAGCGGCGGACCTGGACGCCAAACTGCCCGGCGTAAGCGAGGTACCTACAAGCGACACCGAGCGCACCGACACTATGTGGGCGACGATGGAGCCCGACGTCTACGGCGGCGACACCCACGACCAGATCGTCCCCCGCTGGCGCATCTACGCCGATGGTGACAAGGATGCTGACCACGAGACCGGCCCCCTGGAACTGCTCCCGAGCCGGTTTCCTCCCGGCACTAAGGTCACGGTGGAGGAACCTGTGTGCCCGGATTGCGGGGCGCTGCGAGAGCCGCACTGGCAAGACAATGAGCAGACCTACGGCGGCCCGTGCGACTGCGGCTTCGATTGGGACGGCTGGGTGCTCGACCAGTTCTCATAAACCCCCGTTTCCGCGCCGGCCGATCATGTCGGTGACGCCACCAATATGATCGTGAGACGGCCCCACCGCAAAACCTGCCTCGCTATGCAGTCGCAAGCCGAGGCCCCAACGACGGAGATTTGAGAC